TTAAGTGGTCTAAGAAGTTTTACATATCTTAAGTAACCATTCCCATGAATGATCACCTCATCTCCTTGTTGTAAATCTTCAGTTTTAATTTCTATATTTTCCATAATTTTTAACTTAACAATGATACTTTCTCTAATAACTCTTTTGTTGCTCTAGCAATCATTTTGTCTTTAACTTGTCTTTTTAATCCAGCATCTAATGATTTTCTAACATCATACATGCTATCATGTCTAAGTTCTTTAACTTTTCTACTACCATTACCAGTGCTTTCCCACTCAGATGCCACATATAAATAACTACCATCATAATCTCCATTGTCTTTAAGAAATTGTGTTATCTTATCTGTTATGTTAGTTACAAATACATTAATTTGATCATCTATTTTTCTTTCTATTAATTTGTCTATTTGACCTGTTGTTGCTTCTGCCATGTTTTCTAATTTTTAATTGTTAAAAGGGCACATCAATGTCCAACCATTGAACACTGAACCCATTGTTTTCTTCTAATAATCTATTCACTTTTTTAAACACACCTTCTGTATCCCAATCTATTCCTTTATAAGATGCACTAGCTGGATGACTCACTTCAAATACATGTGTGAATATCCCTGTATACTTTTTGTATTTAGCTGCATCTTTACCAAGAAAGACAATTGGTACACCTAAGTGGTTTATAATTTCCTCAAACAGATATTTCATAAATGGTTCCCATAGTTCTATATGAGAACCTGCTTTATCTTTCTCTGTTGTTAAAGCGGCATTAAGCATTAACACTCCCTGATGAGCTAAGAAGCTTACATCTGGATTCTCTATAATAGATAAGTTAAGTCCATCATAGAATTCTTTTTCCATAGCTCTGTAAAACTGATCTAATGAAGGTTGAACTTTTTCTGTTACTGAACATCCCATAAGTAATCCATCTGCTACAGGAGCATCATTCTTAAATGTATGATAGGGACACATCCCAACCATGACCACTTTAAGATCATCTAATGGTGTCTCTAAGAAACATCTCCAAACATGCATAGAGATAGGGGCAACTTTCTTGCCCCTTTTACTCTCTGATTTTAGAAATGCATATATCTTATCACACTCTTCACTCTCAATAAATGGCTTCATTCTTGCATGCCATGATGGATGAAACTGGTGTTTAAAATTATTCCATTCCATATTTTTCTTCTTCTAATAATTGATTAATTGATTCTTTACATAATTCTATTTCATGTGTAGGAGAACCTCCTTCTTCTATTTCATCTTGACATAAAGAAACAAAGTCCCATATTTCATTAAACTTCTCTGGGTGAGAATTCTTAAATGCTCTAGCCCATTGCACAAGCTCTTCCATTATACAGCAAATAATTCTAGTTGTGAAGCTGTTTTAACAATGGATTTATTATCAATACCTGCAGCATTTGCAAAGAATGTATGTGCATCAATATGATTGTTCATCCATAAGCTTGGGTGCACTTCTTTCATACTAAATGTAGTGAATTGATAAAGTTCCCATAAGCTATTCTCTGCACCATAATCATGTGTAGGATTATCAAGTTCTCTTCTGATAATATTAAGTTGTGTAGATTCAATGAATTGTTCTTCAATAATCATACGTCCTACTAATTCAGCTTGAGCTCTTCTGTCTAATTGAATAGTCTTCATGATATCTCTTTCCTTCTGTATCTTAGTAAAAGCTTCTCCAGCATTCTTAATGTATTCTGTAATAGCTTGTGGTGTGAATGTTTGTATCTCTCCAACATGTTTATGTTTGAAAGCTCCATAATCACCACTTACACATCCATTCTCACAAATGAATATTCTAGTACCAATAGCAAACTTTAAGCTCAATGATTTATCATAGCTATTCTGCCAGCCTATTTGTAATTGCATTTCTTTATCAGCTACATTTTTAATAGCAAATCTACCATTAGCTACATTACCATTTCTAGCACAAGTATATAATTCAGACTCTAATTCAAATCCTGATTGATGTATACTCTCTAAAGTAAGGTCAATTAATTGTTCGTGACCAACTGCTTTATAGCTTTTTGTAGAAGAAGGTATAACTGCATTTACTAAAATATCTTTTGTTGTATTATACGTTGGTTCCATAATTATTCTAATGTTAATTTAATTGTTTTGTTAAAAAATCTTTTTAATATTCCTTCTAAGTTTTCTATAGATATACATTCTATTTCATCTTTACGTGAAGTACCTAACCATTCTATATTTTCTTTAATTTCTTCTTCTAGTATTTCTAAATCTTTATCTGTTACTGTCATAATAATTCTTTTTCTTTTAATATATTTTCTATTGTTTTTAATCCATGTATTTTAGCCAATAATGCCCAGTCCTTTATTCCTTCTTCTAGATATATTCTTGGTACATTACAATAGTCAAACCCAAACTTTTCAGTTATTATTTGAGAATTCATTACACCTGGTTCATCACTGTCAAATGACAATATTTGTGTTTCAGAATTATCTTTTAAATACTCTACATTTTCTTCAGAAAAGCATCCTAATCCTTCATTTTGTACTGCACAACAACATGGTACTACTTTTTTCATAACCATATAATCTTTTTTACTTTTTTGGATAAAAGCTATTTCACAATTTTTAATATCTTGTAATCCATCCATCATAGTAATAGGTACATTATTAGGCATCCATTTTTCTTTCTTACTAGCAAAAGGTCTATATACTTTCCAATATCCTTCATATAGATAACCAAATCTAAGTTCTGTATCCTTTAAAGGAAACTTTTGTTTGTTTAGATATAGTGTATCTATTGAATATACATTGTTAGCTCTAAGATCATCTATGTCTTGATAGTAATCATTCCAATAAGATAATTCTTCATGAGTAAACTTTCTTGCTTTTACTTGAATAAAGTTTTCACGTTTAGTAATTACTGTTGGTTGTTTATACTCAGATACAATTCTTTTATAATCATTTATAGTTGTTTGATTAACTATACCTAATCCAAAATCTTTATCAATCATAAGTAAAGTTTCATATAAAGTTATATTATATAATAACATAACGAAATTAAAACAATTACCTCTTTTTGTAGAATCTCCAAAATCATGAAAAGTTAAATTTCCTTTTCTATAACCAATAATAAAAGATGGATTGTTATCTTTTCTAAAGGGTGAGTGTGTGACTACATTTATTTTCCAGTTATGATGAGGCATATAAAACTTATAAATATCATAATCAGTAATTAATTTTAACACATTATTACATGTCAGTTCTATTCGTTTTTTTCCTTTTATCATATCTTAAAATAAAAAGCCTCACCAAATTAATGATGAGGCCTTATTACAATTAACAATTATTAATAATCATCTCCATCACTAGAAATATATGCATCTGAAGCGGCTAAATTATCATCTGCATTATACTCTTGAAGATCTTTAAATGTAAAGTAATCTCTACAACCATATTCACCTATAACATTAACAACAAACTTTTCATGTGCTTTTAAGTCTTTAGGTTTTTTATTCTTTAAACTATCTTGTGTCTTTTTATCATTATAGTCTATAAGTCTAAATTGTTTAATAGCACTACCATAGAAGAAAGCTTTGTTATATATACCTTGGTATTCTTTAGGTTCACCATCACGTTCTTTTACAATCACTGTAGCTAAAGCACCAACTGTTTCACACCACTCACCATTAACTTGGTCTTTTAGATCTTTTACATTACCTCTCATAAGCTTTTTCCATTCTATTTCTAAAACAGTTGCTGCTGCACGATAATCAAGTTTAGATAACCATGTACGAACAAAATTATAAAAATCTTCTTCTCCTACATAAGCTACTCTATAATCTCTATCTTTAGTAAACCATTCAGCTAAATCATTTTCATCAGCTGCCCAAGAACATACACCAACAGAATTAATGTATTGTTTTTTATTACCATCTTTGTTTTCTCTTTCTTTATCTTCTAAGAAGAAAGATACTTTAAACTTATCTTCATTTTTAACTTCTTCTAACCAGAAATCTACACGTAAATACTTATTACCATCTTTAGTCTCACCTAAATACTCAGCAGCTTTGCTATCTTCTTTAAGCTCCATTCCAAGTTTATCTTTAAACTCTTCTGCTGTTGGATTAATTGCAATTACATTTGCTTCTAATAATCCTACTTTTTTTCCAAATTCTGAACTTCCTGTGTTTTCTCTTTTAGTTCCTCCGATTCCACTCATTTTAATTTAATTTAATTTATTTATAATATTTTTTAATTTTTATAATCCCAAAGAAATCCTTTAAATTTCTTTATCTTTTTTGTTTTAATAACATTTGACAATGTAGACTTCCTACAACCAATTTCTTCTGAAGCTTCTGTTAAAGATTTAAAAGTTTTAACATAAATTCCTTGTAGTGTATATTGATTTACTTCTTTATAAAATAGTTTTTTTACATGTTCTGGACAAGATTTACCTAAATTAATATCTCTTAGTTTTTGTTTAGTAGATTCAGAAACTACTTTGCCTTTATGTGCTTCTGATATTAATTTTTTAGTATGTTCAGATAATTTATGACCAAGCATTTTTTGTCTTCTTTTTTCTTTAGATTCTTCTGTAAAAACTTGATTATTGTTCCCCTCTCCACCATCAGTCATATTTGTTAGCTTGTATCCATTTTCTTTAATATGTTTTATCCAATATTTTTCTTTTTCTTTATGATTTTCTTGATTTACTTCTTCTAAAACATCGATAAAATATTCTTTACCTTCAGATATTTGTTTATTTAACCAGTTATAAAAATAAGATTTATATTTAAATCTATCTTTATTA